AACTAATTAACGCGTAAGGCAATTTTGCCACAAAACCAAAACAAGTAAACGGAGATTTATTATGGATTCAGTAATTAAGTACGTAACAGGATTTTTCGGAGGGTTGTTATCAATTATGATGGCAGTTATTCCAGTATCAATTCTATGGTATGTCTTAACTGGAGGCGCTATATTCAATATGGATGTAGTAGCTAACTTAACAGCTCTTATAAATTCATTAGGCAACGGTGGATTTGTAGGGTTAGTTGTATTAGTAATGTTAGCAGGCTTTTTCGTTAAGAAGTAATAATTAACGTTATATAAATAAAAACCTGGGGCTTCGGTCTCAGGTTTTTTGTTTTGTATATTTATATAAAAGGAGACTAATTATGAAAAATAAAAATGAAGATGAAATATTTGAAGGAAAGACATTTTCTGGATTAATGAAAGATATATATGAAAATTCTAGAAAAAAAGAAGCTCAAATAAATGATTTAATAAAACAATTACAGCCTATGATAAAAAATATGGGTGACGCTACGATATTAGTTCCTATAATAAAAGAATATATGGAAGTTGCCGTAAAAAATGACGAGCATCTAATTAAAATGGCTGCAATTGTACAACGAGCTGAATCTAGAAATACTACAGACACATCAGGTGTGCTTTTAACAGAGGCAGAAAAGAAACAGTTGCTAGAAGCAGTAGAAGAAGTTCAGGATAGTTAATATGGCTTACAGTACAAGAAATCGAGTAGGTAGATATCGCTCTAATGATAACGAATTTGGTGCAAATGCATCTGGTAATATAGTTTGTGGTGAAGTTTTAGACGTAATTACAAATGCAGACCACCCTGATTGGAAAGGAGATGCTAGTTTAGGAACTTGTAAAATAAAACCTATAGGTAGTCACACAAGTTATACATCTGACCCTGAGGTAGGATATACATGGGTAACACCTTTGACTAGAGATGTCATGACATTACCTGTATTAGGTGAGCACGTTGTGTGTATACGAGGTTCGTCAATGAAAGCCCAAACACAGCCTAACTCATCAAAATTTTATATGATTGGTGTTGTAACTATATATGGTGAAAAAAATGAAAACACAATGTATAACACTGGATTCAGTTCTAAAAAAGGAATGAATGACGTACCTGGCGATACATTCAAAGAAAAAGAAGTAATGCAAGTACATCCTTTCGAAGGAGATACCATAGTTCAAGGTAGATGGGATAATAGCTTGAGATTTAGCTGTTCTGCAATGGGGCGTAAAACAGCTGATACTTGGTCAATAGGTAGTGATAATGGAGACCCTATAACAATATTGACAAATGGTTATGCAGACGAAACAACTAAAATAGAAGACATAAATAAAGATAATTGCTCGCTAATGATGACATCAACACAAAAAATTGATATTCAGCTTGCAAATAAAGAAGCACCAATGATGGTTGCTGTACCAACAGGCCCTATATTGCCTCACATGCCCTTAAATACTTATATGAAAAAACCTCAGATGATATTACAATCTGATAGGTTAGTTTTTAACGCAAAAGGTGACCACGTTTTTATAGCAGCTAAGAAAAACATAAGTCTTTCTACAGATAAATGGAAAATAGATGTTTCATCATTAGCAGATATATTATTAGAGCTAATTAACCAATTAACAATGGAAGTACATCCAACTCCATGCGGTCCAACTGGTCCACCTATAAACGCAACTATATATTCTATGTTAAAAACTCAGTTAGAATCAATGAAGCAATAATATGCCGTTCGTAACACAACCTTTTATATTAAAACTCCAAACGAGATTAGATAAAGATGCAACTGTATATGAAAAAGGAGTAGAAGGAGATATTCCAGCTGGAATACCTATACCAGGTCAATTAGTACAAAAACCACCTCCGCTACCTCCTCTTGAGTGGGCAAAAGTTTGGTCAGAAGCTACAGCGATAGGAGCTGCAGGAATAATACCTTTTTCTACAACAATTCCTGTTGCTCAGGCTGCAATGTTTGCAACTTTATTAGGAGCTACATCAGCTGCACCGCCACATTCCATATTAAAAGCTGGATTTGTAGCTTTTGCAGCTGCATACACTTTAGGCACAGTACCTGGTAACAGTGCAACATCAATACCACCTTCAGGTCCTCCTGCTTTTGAATCATTAGATGGTGTGGGTAACAGTTCTACTACAAATTTACCGTGGCTTACTCATTGTTCAGTATTATTGTCTCAGTGGTTTGCAACAGGAACGGCTATTTATCTTCCAAACGGTCCGACATTAATGTGGATGTAATAAATCATTATTGATATATTTATATAATATAACTATAGGAGTATACACATGACAAAAAAAGATTTGGTAAAAATTATCAGAGAGGTTGTAAGGCGTGAAGTGAAATCTGTTGTAAGAAGCGAAATAAATGAAGCTTTGAATATTCTTGAGCAGAAAAGTTCTCACAAACCAAAAGTAAAAAACAATAGTAATAAAAAATATACAAACAATACTATGTTAAATGAAGTGTTGAATCAAACTGCAGGTTTTGATTCTGGCAATTCAAACGATTGGCCTGAAATAAGTCAGGCAGATATAAGAAGTAGATTTGCAGGTATGCAAGGTGCAATACCTCAGACAGATATAAATAATAGACCAGTTGACACAAGTAAATTAGACCCGTCTATAAACAAGGCGCTAACAAGAGACTATTCAGAATTAGTAAAAAGATTTAAGTAATGGCAAGATATTCAAGAGCACGAGAAACATTTAGATACAATCCGATAGATTTTGAAAAAGATATCGCAATAGGATTGACTCTGCCTCTTACTAATGATTCAACAGCAGCTTATAAATATGAAAAAGCTCCAGGAATCACAGCCAGCTTAACAGATGACCAAGGGTTGCATGATTCTGATAAATCTGCAACACAAGGTGATTTTCATTTATCTTACACAACATTAGAGCAAGCAAAATCTAATTTAAGAAATTTAATTCTTACTAATAGAGGAGAACGTGTAATGCATCCAGAATTTGGTTGTGATATATGGGCATCTCTTTTTAATAATATAACACCTCAACTATTAACAGCTATACAAGATAATATATATCGACAGGTTGAAATATGGTTGTCGTATATAAACATATTAGATTTGAGAGTTAGACAAACAAAGGAAAATGAAAATAGAGTTAATATAAAATTGACATTTTGTTTATATGATGATTCTATCAATAAAGAAACTATAACAATAGACAATGTTGGGAATTTATAATGGCAAACGATTGTAATTTAGATAAAAAACAAGTAAGGGAAATAAAATATCTTAATAAAGATTTTTCAGGGTTTAGAAATGACCTTGTAAACTATGCAAAAAGTTATTTTCCAGATATATACAATGATTTTAATGAATCATCTCCAGGTATGATGTTTATAGAAATGGCATCCTATGTTGGAGATGTACTTTCATATTATGTAGATAATCAATTAAAAGAAAGTCTTCTTGTACATGCAGAAGAAAGAGAAAATGTAATTGATTTAGCAAGAGCTCTTGGATATAAAACAAAACCTGTATGTCCTTCAATAGTTAAGATTTGTGTATATCAAGTAGTACCGGTAGACCCAGTTAATGGAGAGCCTGATTTGAGATATGCATTCCAAGTTGCTGCGGGTATGGAAGTTAAAACAGAAGACAATAAAGTTTTTCTTACTCAAGAACAAGTAAACTTTGCACAAGATACAAGAACAAGTCCTAGAGAAATATCAGTATATAAAGTTGATAGTGGTGGAGACCCTGAATACTTTTTACTTAAAAAAGAAGTCGCTGCAGTTGCAGGAGAAGTAAAATCTGAAAACTTTGTATTTGAAGACCCTAAAAAATATGATAAAATAGAATTAGGAAGTGAGCAAGTTATAGGTATATTAGATGTTAAAGATGATGCAGGAAATAATTGGTATGAAGTACCTTATTTAGCACAAGACAATATTTTTGAAGATGTAATAAATAATTGGACATCAGACCCTTCGATGTCTCAATATAATTATGATTCTCCTTATATATTAAAATTAAGACGTACTGCTAGAAGATTTACTACTCACGTAAAAGCAGACAATACAACTCAACTTTGGTTTGGTGCGGGAATATCAACACAGCCCGATGAAATAATAGTACCAAATCCAGAAAACATAGGAATAGCATTACCTTATGGTAATACAGCAGCAAACTATATGAATGGAACTAACTTTGTTGATATAGCATTTGACCCAACAAACACAATGTTTACAAGAGCTTATGGTGAAGCACCAGCAGACGTAACATTGACTGTAAGATATTTACATGGTGGAGGTTTAGAATCAAACGTTACATCAAGAAAAGTAAATCAGATAACAGAAAAGGTAATATATTTAGATGAAGATGAGTTAGACACAGGCCAGGTTACTGTTGTAAAAAATTCACTAGCAGTAATAAATTTAGAACCTGCCGTTGGTGGTAGGTCTGAGGAAACGGTAGAAGAAATAAAGTATAATGCTCTTTCTCACTTTTCTTCTCAAAACAGAGCAGTGACAAGAGAAGATTATATAGCAAGAGTATATGCAATGCCTGCAAAATATGGCTCTGTTGCTAAAGCTTACTTAGATAAAGATGAACAATACTTTATACAGACAGTAGGTACACATGAAATAAAAAATCCTCTTGCTATAAATTTATATACAATGGCTTATGATGATAATAAAAATTGTACAGAAATGACAGAGCTTGCAAAACAAAATCTTCAAACATATATGTCGCAATATAGAATGTTAACAGATGCAATAAATATTAAAACTGCTCATGTAATAAATATAGGTGTTGATTTTGCAATTCTTCCTAGACCTGGTCATCAAAACAAAGAAGTGTTATTAAGATGTATAACCAAGTTAAGATGTATTTTTGATATAGACAATTGGTCAATAAACGAACCTATTATATTACCTAAGGTTGCAACTGAATTGGACAAAGTAGAAGGTGTACAAACAGTAAAAAGTTTAAGAATATATAATCTTTATGATGAAAATGCAGGATATTCTGGGAATATTTATGATATAAAAACTGCAACTAAAGACGCAGTAATATATCCATCTATGGACCCTTCAATATTTGAAGTTAAATTTCCTGATAAAGATATTAAAGGAAGAATTTCGGGATATTAAAAATGATATACAGTATATTTGAAAGCAAAGGAGGCGTACTTGGAGGTATCGCTCGAGACACAACAATATATGAAGGAGCAGCGTCCAAAATAAATCTAGATACAGAATTCATGAACACAGGTATCGATGAGATACTTACATTAGAAAAAATTATATCTTCATCTAAAACACCTCTTACATATAATTCTAGAATCTTATTAGATTTTGAAATTGATTGGACAAAAATAAGTAATAACACACCCTGGTCAAGTTCAAAGGCATATCTTAATTTATATACAGCAGAGGCAAAAAGAATAGGAGCATATTTTGAAGTAACTGCACATCCAGTTTCTGAATCTTGGATATCAGGTCTAGGTAGATATGGAAATAAACCTAAAACATTAGAAGGAGCAAGTTGGAAAAATTATTCAGGCAAAGGAACAGCTGGCAACAGATGGACAACAGGAAGTTTTACTTCACAAGGAACAGGTTCGAATCTAAATGAGACAGGTGGAGGTACTTGGTATACAGCGTCTTTCGGTTATCAGGAAATTTACGAAGGCTTGACAACTGATTTAAGAATGGACGTTACAAACATATTAACAGATTGGAGTTCTTCTGTATATTATAATGAAGGATTCATAATTAAGAAAAGTGGTTCTGCAGAATATACAGCATCAGACTATGAAAAAAATGATGTTGATTATGGTGATTTGAAATATTTTTCTAGCAACACACATACTGTATACCCTCCAAGATTAGAGATATGTTGGGATGATAAAGTATATAATACAGGTAGTCTTTCAGCTTTAGATATGTCTGATACTGGAGGTGTATTTTTCTATCTTAAAAATAATCGTGGTTCTTATAAGAGAGGAAGCAAAGTAAGACTTTATACTTTAGGTAGAGAAAAATATCCTGTTAAAACTTTTTTCACAACATCAGCTGAATTATCTATAAAGCATATATCATCAGATAAAGATATATGTTATTCAATTATAGATGTAAAAACAGATGAAACAATAATACCTCATGATAGAATATATACTGCATTATCATGTCATGCAACAAAAGGAAATTATTTTGAATTCTATTCAGACAGCTTGTTTGAAGACAGACATTATAAAATACAATTAAGATATGCAGATTCTGGCTCTACTGATTATTCATATTATAATATAAAAGATACATTTAAGGTAACGAGATAAAATGGATACGTACGATAAATTTGGAAAACCTGTTTCACCGAGAAGAATGAAGGATGTAAAAACTCATTTTGGAGGTACATCTAGAAACAAATCCGTAATGCAAGAAGTTGTTGTAGAAAAAACAGTTGTACAACTATTAGGTGATATAGAAGATAAAGATTTTAGCAACGATGTGTTTTCTCTTGAAGACGCAGCTGAAAATCTTAACTTTCCACTAGATAATGATGAAAACAAAGACACTCTAACACAAGCAAACACTTTAATAAGGTCAGATATAAATGGCGAAATGAATCCTTTATTTGTAACGTCAGGTAGAATATGTCTTAATCGAGAAGCTGCTATGCAACTTATGGATATGGAGATAACAGAGCTTGTATATGACCAAAAACAAGACCCTGTTGGCCCTCCTGTAATTGACCAGTTCGAAATACGAAATGTATATAGAGTTGACCATAAAGGTAGAACTCCTCGTGATACTCAACAAGGCTTCGACTTAGAATCTCAAGCTAAAGAATCATCCAACTTTAAGTTTACAATTGGTGCAAACCATCACCTGATAGTTGTTGCAAACGCAAACAATTGGAATGATGAAGCAACTGGCGAAATAAATAGAGAGGGTATAACATATACTTGGAAATTTACTTCAGGCGAAACAAATTATGAAAAAATGGAT